AACATGGATTTTATTATTACTATTATTGTTTATTGACTAACCATCTATCGGCCTTACTACTCAATGTCCAATATATTTTCCACTATACTAAAATAATCATTGAGCACCCCCTCAACATCCTCAATAACTGACCCAAATGTCTTGTTTGTGAGTATCCTTGAAAGTTTTGTTGGGGGCTTAAATAATAACATCTTTGAATGCTTATTCCATGTATAAACATAAAATTTTGGTCCTGATTTCTCTACCCTGCCATTAGTAGCTTTTGCTATGAGTTTTGCTCTTTCTTCCATATTGAATGATTGTACTCTTTCAACACCTATTCTGCAATTGTCAGTTGTTTTGAAATACCAGCCATTAATTTCTACCCCATTTGTGAGTAATGATCTAGAAGCAATTTCGACTAAAAGGTTGTTAATTAATTTGATGGCTTGTATTTCTTTAGTTGTGAATAAATAACCAATATTTAACAAATGCTCAGCTTGGTTGCTAAACTTGAGTGCTTCAAACAGCATCTCTGGGTTCTCTGTTAATGCATTGCAGGTTATACCTATATACTGTGACATCAGAAAGTCTTCTATATTAGGTAGCCTCTCAATCATTTTAGATATGTAATTTTTGCCAAGTGTTTCACCTGAGCTCTTGATTTGGAAAAACATTGGTAGATCTTCAAAGTCATTACTAGAGTCACTGCTGCTCTCTGAACTTGACTCAGGTGTTATTGGAGGTGCATCAAGGTCTTCTATAATTTCAATGCCTTCAATGTTTAGTGTGTTGAGATCTCTAGCTTCTTCAATAGCTGTCTCATCCCAAGACCAACCAATTTCTTTATCAAATTTTAAATTAAAGTCAATTTCTGCTGGGTTATCAATAGCCTTTGTATTTGAACTTTCTTCAATGTTTAGATCTTCATCTGACCACCCTCCTTCAAGGTTGAAGTCGTCTACATTAGCTTCTGAAAAAAAGTTCTCTGCTGCATGTAAGTATGATGAGTAATCTGGCTTCGGTTTAGATTGGCTTGTGATCTTCTCTAAGCTTGGTGCTTCAAAAAAACTTTCTGCCATGTTTAAGTAAGAGGAATAATCTGGTTTGGGTTTAGGCAAATTTGGTTCTTCAATATGCACAGAGCTAGTTGAATGCCTATCATCTAAAAAGAAACCCTTTGCATGTGTCAGATATGCAGAATAGTCAGCCTGTGGTGGGTTTTCTTCCAGTGTTTTTTCTTTTTTTGGTGAACTGAGTATCTCAGGACTTTTACCTTTTCCTGAGCCGTTGTCTTCATCATAAAAGCCAAAGTCTTCCATGTCATCATTAAAGAGGTTATCCAATTCATTAACTTCAGCTGGAGCCGCATGCCTGGGTGTAGTAATTTTCTTGTGGTCATCATCATTTAAACAACTATCGTCTGTGCTGAAACCGGAAGTATCATCTTCACTACTATGAACTGCATCTAGTTTGACAAAATTTGTTTCAACTTGAGTCAAGTCCTCTGCTATTTTAAGTGTGTCCGGTTTCCCCCAACTAGTGGTCACAGGCTTCATGTCTTCATCAAGAAATGTGATATTGAATTCACCATCAAGCTTCAGTTCAGTTTCAGATATCTTTATAGTAGCTTGCTGTTCTGTTTTAGTACCTCCAAACTTCTCTAAGCCCATGATCCGTTGTGCCTTATCATCCCCTTTGATAGCACTTTGTTCATTTCTAAGTATTAACTTGTCAATACCAATGACCCGTGGCTTCAAAACCTCATCAATATCAAAGTTTGTCATAGGTGCATTGGCATGACCATGTATATACCAATATATTAGATTATCTTTTATTAAATTTTGTATACTGATCTCTCTAATTTTTCCAGGTATATAATCAATCACACAATTCTGGCTACAACTATACAATGAAAGTCGGAATAATAAAACCCCGCCATGTGATACCGATGCGTCACGTATATTTATTGTGAAATCCTGATTATTGTTAGATGATTGATTTAATGAAGGTATGTGGCTTATAACCCTTTTTGTTATGTTTAGTCTTGGGAATTCAGATGGTTCAGCCAAATATTGTATGGTTCTGCCTATTCTGAAAAACCCAGGTTCTGTGTTTTCATCATCAATGTCAATTTCTCTTATTAGACCTTCTTTAATTGCCCTACTATGCTGTTCAAATGTAATACTCCTCATTAACATTTTCCCAACATTCATGACATATGCTAATCTAGTAAGTTGAGTTACCATTGATTCAACATAATGATTGCCATTGGTCATCTTTATCACTGCATAGTTATCATTTTGATACCTTATATACACACCATCAATAACATTAGGGTTAAGCCGATGTTCTCGTTCAATATCTTTTTTGTCAAAAAATTTATACTTGTAACTTAGTGTTGAATTCACAATTGCCATTAAGTCACTTGCATCATTGTATAAGATATACTTAAAAAATGCAAACATGCGCTTATGCAGGTAATCACTCATATTGCTATAATCAATTGAACTGGTGTTCATTATTGTCTTGAGGTCACTCTCTTTGAGTTTTACATTATTGATTGTGTTTCTAAATTCACTTAAACTCCAACCCTCTTTTGAAACCAACAAATAGTATAACATTGTTAAATTTTCAATACATATATTGGAATATGATGTTGACATACCATAATCTCGCTCAAATAGAAATTCACCAGTTAATGGATTATTAACTTTAAGCAATTTTTCCCGCTGCAGTATATATTTGTTATTTGGGTTCACCCCATTTTCTAGCCAGCTTTGCACATATATAATGCTACTTTTATCAGATGCAGATGAGTAGCCAATCCCATATTTGCTTTGGGTTGTCTGTGAGCGCATTAAAGAGTGTAAACGTATCATATGAGTGTGTTTCAAGTTTTCAATTTTCATTTGGCAAAGTTTTTCTATCTCTGCAACCTCATATCTAAATGACCCTGGATGAGTTATAACTCTACCATCCAATTTGAATCGTTCTGGACTTATAATGCGCTGTATTACATTTGACAAATTGTTTAATATTTTAATATGTTTAATTGGTTTTGGTAAGTGCATTGCCTGTGCATTTTGAGGCTTAAAATTGCTCCTATGAATATAGTTATTTTCTAAGATGTCGAACACAATAGTAACGTTTGCATTATAACTTGATAAATAAGGTTCTAATGTTTTAATTTCAATTGGTTTAAGCTTATGTGTTATTTCATTAAAATAATCTTTTATCCTCATTGGCTTTTCAGTCCATGGGACTCTTATACAAGCATTACTAACAAAGAAAGACAGTCGTAGCATTAAATTCGGCCTGCTCACCACAGCATATGCCTTCGAGAACGAATTGTTATAATATAAACATTGCATCCAAGCCAACAAGTAAACAGGGCAGTTAGGTTTCATAATTTTGTATTCTGGGCAATCTTCATAGAATTTCAGTATATCTTCTCTTGTTAGGCCCAATATATCTCTTATCTTTTTAACTACACCTCCTGTCCTTTTGTATGTATAAACTGGGTTAAATAGCATGTCTGTATCAATAGGGTTATATGATAATTCTGGGCTCCACTCTTTACTTAGTTCAAAGAGTGAACAAATTAACCCACGGGCTTTTGCATTATATCTATAAAGCCTTACATTATTTGGGTCACAATAAGAATTGATATTTATAATAGGTAAGCAGTCAGGTAGGCCAAAAAGCTCAATAGGCCAGTTATATGGATTCTGGCTAGACTTAATTTCGTTTCTCATACCGGTGCCAAGTGCATATGCTCTATAAAGGCTAGAGCAGTGCAACCTTTGTTGGATATAAGCGCTCAACAATGGCACACCCAGTCTTACTGATTCACCTGATCTTGATGTTATTGTCATAGCATCCCTCTGGTAACCCTCACAAGCAATATTAAGGCCTGTTTCTTTAGTCTTTTTAATATTTGGATAAGACATTTGACCATTAAATGACATTAGAGATATAAACTCCATAATATGTTGCTGAACATTTGTTTTCTTAGAACTATCTGTTATTCCAACTAATCTTTGCATAAGTTTGTGGTAAACACGGAATTTGACCAAGTCATATTCTGATGAGGATCTTATCAACAATATATAATCATCAGAGTGGCCTAACTGTTTGACCATTATTTTACCAACTTCACCATGCCTTTCATTCCATAATGCAATTGCAAGCCTAGTTGCAGCAATTGACTTGACTGATGAACTGTAATTGAGCATACCCTGGAGAAAGTTTTGGGTACTATGTATGGATGTACCAAGCTTAAGATAACTATTTTGTTCAGTTAAGTAAATTGTCCCTTCTAACAATTCATTCGGTATCAGTATCTCTTTGTTAGACCAAGCTGAGAGTGCTGCTTTACAGAACTCCGTTAACTCCTCCCCCAATGACTGCCTCAACCCATCTGTAAATGCTAAGAATGATGTCAAAGTTTCACTTGCAGACCATTTTGTGCAGTCCCCGTTTACAAAATACAGTTTGTAACTGCTATCAGGGGACCATCTAATTGCATAGTCAGAGAGTTCTGCCATATGCTTAAGTTTTGTGTCACCAGGACATGAGATCATTTCCTCTGGCATAAATTCTGCTATTACCTTATAAGTGTTTTCCAAAACTCTGAGCATGCATTTTGCCCCAAAGTTTAAGACATAAAATTCCCTTTTAGCACCGTATTGTGCTTTGACACATACATCTGCAACGGATCTACAATAATTATGGGATATATTCCAATTTGCCACATCTAAGACTGTTTTGCAAGTTGGATACCTGATTAAAAAGTCTTGTATACAGTCTATGACCTTCATCCTGCCACTCTTTTTTTCTTTAAGAACCACACTCCCAGGGTTAACATCACTCATTCTCCTAATAATCACATTATACTCTTCATGAGGCACACCCTGTTTGATAAAAAAATCCCTCAGTTTTTCTTTGTTCTCCTTTGCTCTCTTTCTCTTTTCACCTGGGACATCAATCAGCCTATATTCAGGGATACAGGCTTTAGTTGATACTAACTCAGACAGAGGCTCCATGTTGGTTGATCTCCTAAGTTGTGATGTGAACTTGGGATTCCTCTTAATTTCATCTATCATATGTGCAGCGTGGTAACAGGCATCATCCCAACATCCCATTGGCTTTATGACACCATCGCGTATGCTCAGAATCCATTTCTTAAGGGATTCTGCATCGTCATACTTACCATATCTTGACCTTTCAGGCATCTTATCAAAGCTTGTTTGGAAGTCAAAGATCGTTTTAAAGCATTTTTTGAACTCATGAAATATTGATGACGGCTCCTTCATTGTGTGACAGTAAACAAATAATTCATCAAGAAGATCTTGAAGGTTGTAGACCCTTGTATTTGACCAAATTGATAAAATATTGAAGTTTCCTCCTGTACTATCCTGTAAGCGCCTTTGCGAACTATATACTGCCATCTTCTTTATTATATTACCAGGCTGATTATAGTCATGTATCAGTTCATCAACCTTGTTGCAAATGTTGACAACAACCCAATACACAAAACAATTTGGGTATCTAGGAGAAAATTTCTCCTTTATCAGCCCAACCACATCACTATAATCACTTATAAATGACATACAGAGATATCTAACATCCATAAGAATCTCTGCAAGCCGTTGGGTAGTGCATAAACTAACTAAGGAGCGGAAACCATAACACTTTTTAATCTCTTCACGGTTCAAGCTGCTCTTGTCCATTCTCAAGAATGAATCAAACCCTGTACTTTGACAAGATAAATAGGAATCTGCTATAAAGCTTAGACGATTACTTGATAACCTCCTCCAATGATAAACAATATAATAAAGCCCATTAGATGTATACACTGTATGGCTCCCAAATACATTTGTTGCCCACACATTGTCATCAGTTATTACAAGTGTGAAGAAAGGGTTGCCTTGGTCATTTCCTTTATTTCGTTTCCCACCATGCATTATATGACAAACATTCTTAAGACCACTATTTATTAATGTGAAATCACCCTCTTTAGTGTTCATATTGTTAAAGTGGATTAATGATTTTGCCACTATTGACGAATGCAGAGCCATCCTATATATATGTGTGCGGCTTATATTTTGATGAAATCTTTCATACAACTCAATAGCTTCCTCTTTTATTGTATTTGAAGTGTTAGAATCATTTCCAGGGGCCATAGTCACCAGCGGGTCGGGCTTTAAAACCTGTTGACTAGGTTCACATACCAAATTATAAAACCTATCAAATACATTATAAGAATCACTAGGGCAGTCGCGGGGTTTTTTGTAAACTCTAGGACCCATATGTTTAGAATAATTCACTCCGCTATGAAACAGAAAATCTTTGCCCTGCTGAGGGCTACCAATGCTAATGACACGACCTTTCAGGACTCTAGGCTTTGTATCCCTTAGTTCAACACCTTTTGACTGCATGTATGACCTCATTGATAAATTTTTAGGTTTCTCTTGTTTAAGTTTGAATTCAAGGTCATAGTCTCCTGTATAGCAATCAGAATTAAACATATTGAAATCACCTTTAGACTGTAATGCAATCATAGAATTCTTATAAATATGTTTTATGAAACACACAATATCATCATCAGGCAAGCCTGAAAACAATCTAAGAATATTTAGTGAATTAAATTGATCAGCCTTCAGGTTGGGCAATGCATCTATATATGGCAACCTTATATCAGGTGCATAGGGTATATGGAAAGACGGCTTAGCATGGTAATTATCGTGGTCTGCCTTCCCAATAGTTTCAACAAAATTCCGCTTATAAGTATCCTTGTTAATCTCTGTATCTCTTAGAAAATCAAACACATCAGGGTCATCCACAAGAGTGTAGAATATTTCCTTAAATTCATCAAAACTTTTATAATTAATATTCAATTGCTGAGACCCTGCTGAAGTCTTTGCTTGTGCTGCTAGCAGTTCATCAACCCCTAAGTGTCTTGTAAAATATGAATCTGATTGATCCTCAGTGTTAAGGCTAATTTCCTTACAAAGGGGCTTGTAAAACTCCACAACCTTTGTAATATAATCATAGTTATTTTGGAATGCAATTAGAATCTCTTCTCTCGGTGGCCATGGGATGGGATTTACTATACATGAGTCTAAATCAAAAAGATCAGGCCTGACACATATTGGGATAAACCTACATTGGAAACCCAGACTAATTAGCTTGTCGATAGCTGGCTGGTATTTTTGAATCTTCTTTTGTTCATACTCAATAGGATTTCTAGATATCCCAGGATCGATAAAAAAATGTTCATCATCCTTGGTGTAATAAATATCAGGTGTAAATCTTAAAGCATTGTCTTCATCTAAGCCCATAGTCTCAAACATCTTCTGGCCTACACCAAGCTCAGCACGCATCTGTAGTTGTTCACAGATCAAACATTGTAGCAAATCATGCCTAAGGGACAGCACAAATTTTAACATTTCAAATGCATCATCTTCATTTATATTCTTATCAAGTTCCAAATACAATACTTTGGACATGATAGTCTCAATATTCTCTTTATTATAACGATAAAAATCCATTG